TGGTTACTTTCTTTTTTTATTTTGTGGATTAACATTTCTTCTTGTATCGCTAGCTCTCGCTTCAATTTGTGAGCTCTTTCAACGTCCACCTTCACCCCAAGAAATCTCATGTCAACCAGACAAGGAAACAATTCAGTTTCGAGATTAAAAATATTTTGTAGATCTTGTTCTTGAATTATTTTTTTAAACAACTGCCATAGTTCTAAAGTTAATTGAGCATCTTGTTCTGCGTATGCTCCAACTTCCATAGCAGGTAGTCTCCACATATCCGCTTTAGGATCTAATCCTCTTGACTTTGCAGCTTCAGTTAATCTTGCTTCGTTTTTACCTTTTTTTAAGAAGGCCCAAGACAAAGTATTTAGTGTGTAAGAAAATCTATTTTCATCTATAAGACTAGCTGCAATCATAGTATCTAACACTAAACCATTGATTTTTATACCTAATTTACGTATCCAACATACGTCGTACATTGCATTATGAAATACTTTTTTAGAAGGTAAAGCACAAACATCAGTGAACCAATCCAAAACTTTCTTTCTATCCATATTGGGTCCTTCTTCGTGAGCTATTGGAAAATAACCTTTCCATCCTTCAACAGCTACAGCTATACCCACAATCTCACCCATACCAATAATAGATCCTGATCCTAGTTTCTTTAAATTTGGATCACGTGTTTCTAAGTCGATTGCTATCTCATCATGTTTAGATAAGTCTGGAAATTGTTTTGGAGCTATCCATTCTGTTTGTGGTAGTATCATTTTTGAACCTTATGTATGTTGATTAATTTTTCTATGTTGTCAAATGGCACCATAGTTATTTTGTCTTGTCTTCCTGCTCGTTGATAGACTTTATATATACCCCTACCTTTTTGCACACCATTCTCTTTTACTTTTTTAACAACGTGATCATAAAGTTCTTCTCTATCTACAACTAACCAGTAATCATTTCTTTCAAAAACAATGTAGTCAGCTTTACCTTTTATCCATCCAGGTTTACCCCAAACGTTTGTTCCTTCAATCCAAGCTATTTCATCTTGTGAATTAACATCAGCCCTATTTATTTTTTTCTTTCCTTTAACATCAAATTTTAAAACTTCACCTTTAAATAAACCCTTTACATCCCAATGTTCAAACATATCTTGCTTATCATTTGCCCATTCAACTTCTTTTAAATTTTTTGCAAAATTCTTTTCTACTATTTTTGCTTGTTCTCTAAACCAATTCATTTCTTTTTAAGGTCTTTCATTGTTTTAATTTCTAATTCACAATAGTGAATTATTTTTTCTAAGTCTTGTATACCATTTTTATTTAAATATCTACACACATATTTCACAACGTTGCCCTGGAAGAATGATAACTTGTTCTTTGATATAAATTCATAAGGTTGAATATGAAATTTTTTATAATGTGATCCGCCAATTTGTTTTTCTTGTGGTCCTTTAGTGCTTTCAAATATACTATTGTCTGTCATAGTTTGTATCCCTTCCTCTGTATTTTTGCTTTTAGTTTATATAAATTATTTTTTGCACGAGTAACCGCAACGTACCAAACTCTATGCTCTTCATCCTCCTTGTCTTCACTTTTCTTTATTGCTTTCAATATTTTGTTACCCATATCTAAACATAGAATAACATTATCTTGTTCACCACCTTTAATGGCATGAATGGTTGATGTCCAGATTCTAGCAGGTTGACTTAAATCTTCACCTGCTTCAATTAAACCTAGAAGATAATCTTTATCTTCTTGTTCTATATTTTGAAAAGCTTCATACCAATCTTTTTTTAAATTAAATTCTTCTGTGCCTGTGTATTCTTTAATATCTTTTATATTTTTTTCTTCTATTTTAATATTATTTTGCAACAATTCATAATTTTTTATAGCATTGTATGCCCTAACCCTGACGCTTTTTCCTCGATTACTTTCAAAATATAAATTCTTTTTCTTTAGTTGTTCTTCTATTTTTAATAGTCTTGATACTGTTCTAGTTAATATTAACCACTTACCCTTGGTTAAATCTACCTGGTCCAGGTTAGCAATCCCCTCACAGTTTCCTTCGTAGTCTCTTGGATAATATTTTTTTTCTTTTCTATTACCAACAATGTTTTCTATACACATTTGTGATTGTTCTTGTATAGCTTTTGATATTCTTCTAGACTTATGTAATACTTTTTCTTTTGCAGGTTCATCAATAAATCTATTTACATCAGCTCCGGCCCAGGCAAAGATAGCTTGGTCATCATCTCCAGCAAGATAAATGTCTTTACTTTTTTCTTTAAACTTATCGTACAGCTTCCATTGTAATGGTGATAGATCCTGCGCTTCGTCAATAAATACTGTATCGAACTCAGGAATTTTATTATCTTTCTCCAATAACATTTCTATCATATCATTAAAGTCAATTAATTTTTTCTTTTTTTTATAAACCATTAAATTTTCTGCAATGTGTTCTAATATAATCCAATCAACTTCTTTTGAATTATGTTCTCCACGGTCAAACTCTTCTCTTATGTCTACACACCTATTGATTGCTCTATGTATCAATTGAAAGTATGGATTGTCACAAGTTAAAAAAGAAGTTTCTTCTTTGTTATATCTGTCATAGTATTTTACTTTCACATTTAATTTTTTACCAAAACTTTCGTAATGATATGGCTGCATTACATCCTCTTCTTTTAATCCTAAAATATTAAATGCAAATGAATGGAGTGTTTGAAAGTATGGTAGTTTTTTATCTTCTGCTGGCATTCTTTTCTTTGCTTCACCTGCAGCTTTTTTAGTAAATGCAAAATAACCTATCTTATGTAATGGTGTTCCAACTCTTGCGTAGGCTTTGGCTCTTGATATCAATCTATATGTTTTACCCGTACCAGGAGGGCCATATATTTTATATATCATTAAATAATATCCTCTTCATCTTCGAAGTCTACAATCTCTTGTACCTGTTTTCTTTCTTCAAAAATATGTAAAGGTATCTTAAGAACTTTTATTGGAGGAAAATAGTTATCGTCTTTATCTTTACCAGGAAATCTTTTTGGTTTATTAAACAAAGCTTTCTTATCTTTATCATCACTTTTAAATAATTCTTTTATCATGTTAGAAGTTCTTTGCGGATCTGTTTTCCATTCTCTGGTTTTTAAATCAGAATAAAACTCATCATAAACAAACCATGCGTAATTTTCATCCACCAAAGGTTTACCACTTTCGAATGATTTATATGTTGTAGCTTTTGGTCCATAAATATATTTCTCTAAATTCTTTAACAAAATATCCATAGGACTTGTGCCCTCTACTGGTTCAATAGTTTCTACTTTTTCTTTGTCAAATAATAACTGCATTATTTCAATAAAGTCATTACCTTTTATATTTGGTGGAACTACAAATGCTTGCTCCATCATCAATGCTCTCAATGCTTTTTGACTCTCTAGTTTATAAATATCTTTTGCATGTACTTGAACTGTTTCACCATCTTCTCTTTCAACAGTAAACTTCCATTCAGGTGTAGGTTTATAATTTATTTTTTGTAATGCTGACATCCTAGGCCATACAGGTTTATCATCAGATAAGATTCCAAACTTTCTTTTTAAACACACGGGTTTAACACATACAGGAGATAATAACTCTCCATTGCATTGATAACCTTTTGTTTCTTTGTCCCAACTTTTAATCTTTGTTTTGACATGATCATCTGTCCATTTAGAATCAAACTTAAAATAATTTCTAGCTGCTTCAACTATCTTATCTTTCCAATTATCTTTGTATTTCTTTTTAGCAAACACCATATAGTTATATAAAAATCTATCTCTATCATCTGTCATTATTTCTTTTGTAAGAACTCCAAGACAAGGTGGACCATCATTAAATTCTTCTCCACTACCTTTTAATTCATCTGAAATAATTTTTTCTTGTATATCTTTTAATTGTTTTTTGTTTACTGCATTCAGCTCAATACATTTTACAAACATATCCAGAGACATTTCAGTTCCATCAGGTGCTAATGCTCTTCGACCATCTGCATTGTATGGAAGATTTATAAAGTTACCGTTTGCTTTGTTACCTTTTTCATCTGAAGAACGTAAACTTGTTTGTTTAGGAAATATTTCTGTTTTAGTATTTAACTTAAATACATAAAGCATTTGCTCTAAGAACTGTCTTATCTCTATTGCTTTTACGAATTCAGTGGTGAACACATATAAATGTAGTCCACCACTTTTGGACAGGACAGGGATGATTGGTAAACTTTTTTCTTGTATAGTTTTTAAATAATGTTCTCTATCAATTGGATACTTATCTACATCGATCGCACCAAATCTTGCAGTGCCATCATCGGTACATGGTTGAATACCAATTGATTTGATTCCCGTTAAATGATCTTCATAATCTTTTTCTGTAACTTTTAATTGTGACCATTCATGTTTAAATTTTTTCTTACCTGTTTCTGGATCTACGTATCCCTCGTTTATTTTACAGACACCATAATTACGTGTTAACCCTGTAAAATACTTTATAAAATCTTTCATTCCCATCCCTGTTTTTAAGGCGCCTCCAGTCTCCCTTCAGCGCCTCTGCTTGGCCAGCATTCCCCAAAGGGAAACTAGATAATGTCTTCTTTACTCTTAGTTGATGCAACCTGTTCATACTTAGGTTTCGCTGCACCTGCAAAAGCTTCTTCTTGAAGTTTTTTTGCAGTTTCATAGATCGATAAATCTTCTGGCTTAGATACATCTAACATTCTAACCTTACTAGGTTTATAGACGTGCCAGCTTTTATCTCCCCAGTTTTTACCAACTGTTTTAAGATTAAAGACTGCTGCAAATGCTGCAGGTTTAAATGAACCTTGAGCATCTTTTACTCTAAGATTATCAATTAAATCATTTAACTCTCTACCTGGAGTTAAGTTAGATGATCTCATAGTGATAACTGCTCTTCTCGCTTCACCGTTAATTAATGCTAGTACAAAGAAATACATAGTTTTTTCACAGTAATTACCGTTAGATAATCTGTACTTACCATTTTTTTCTTCTACTGCATCCGCAGGTGGATTGATGTGAGTACCGACTGGTGCTGCTGCACTGTCTCCTCTCTCTTGCCATTCTGGATATCTAGTGTGAGTGTGACACACAACTACTTCTAGTCCTTTATCACCATCAATTAAACTACCCATACTTCCAGAATATATCATTCCAGGTTTAGCACCTTCAACGTATTTAGCGTTTCTTGTGTTACACTCAGGTGATAATTGGTGAAGGATTTTTAAAATCACAGTTGATTTATCACTGGACTTTAATTCCTCCGTACCTTTTCCTGCATCGGATCTTAAGCTTACTGGTGATAGTGCACCTGCACTATTCTTTTGAACCATGTCTGTATTATTACTCATATATGTTTACTCCTATATATAGTTATTGGTTTATTTTTTATTTTTTATTTTTGTTTGATTTCCATCAAACGTCCAAAAAAGATCTTCTGGAACTTCATTACCTTTGTTCTTCCAATCTTCCATGGTTACTTTAAGAGTCATGGCATGAACTGCTTCTTTTTGAGAAGGTTCATAACCAGACTCTTTTGCAAGGTTAGCATATTCTGCAGCCTTGTTTTCTTCGCCTTGACCAAAGTTAACTGTGATTTCATTTTTCACAATATCACCTAAGCCATTATTTCGAAGCCATTGTATCGCCTCAGCTTTTTTATCAGCTTTTATTGTGGCGCTATAAATTTTTTTAACAGATAATTCGGAACCATCTTTAAGTTTAAGAGTACTTAAATTCATCTTTTCCATAAGTTCAGGAATAGTAAAATTATTTAATTGTTTTTCTTGCTCTTTTAATTCTTTTAGATTTGCCTCTGTACTAGATATCTGTGCATTAATAGAATTTAATTTTTCTATTTGCTCAGACAGTTCTGTTGGATCAATTGCATTTAATTGATCGGGTGCATCGTCACGTAGATTTATCATTTTTAACTCCTTTATTTAAATTAACTTTCATGTTTCGTAATATAGAAACAAATTAATCTTTGTCAAGACTACTTGTTAAATAAATTTATTTCTATAGGAAAATAAGACGCTTGAATTCTGTCCCACTTTAATAATTTAAAGCGACCATTTGTCACATCACTTGCAACGGCACATACAACTCCAATTAGAGCAGGATCACCATACAACAAAAGATAATCATCAGATGTAAAATCTTTTAAACTATTTTTTATTTCTATAATTAATGGTCCCGGTGAAAATTGCATTTGTTTTAATTTAGGAAACATTGTCTTAATTTCGCCATATTTAATTGCAGGAGTCAAATCAAATTTAGGTTTCCCTGTTTCTCTATCCGTGGGTATTTCTTGCACTAAATAAACTTTGGACAAAGTTGTCGCATCATCAACATAGTGTTGTTTATTATTATATTTTAATATTTTCATATTGACTTTATATCTTTCTCTTCTTATATACACCAATAGAAAGCAAAGTAAAGGTATATATAAATTATGAATTACAAATTTAAAACAAAACCATATAAGCATCAGCTAGATGCATTACAAGACTCTTGGGACAAAGAAAACTTTGCCTATTTCATGGAGATGGGTACGGGTAAATCTAAAGTTCTTTTGGATAACGCTGCAATGTTATATGACAAAGGTAAAATTAATGGTCTATTAATTATTGCACCTAAAGGTGTATATAAAAACTGGTACGACTCAGAGATACCAACGCACTTACCTGATCACATTTTTAAAAAAATGGTGTTGTGGAAGACATCAGATAAATCAAAAAAACAACAATTACTTTTAAATACTTTGTTTGAAACAGGAAGTGAGTTTCATATATTATTGATGAATGTAGAAGCTTTCTCAAAAGGTGATGGTGCAGCTTTTGCATATAAATTTTTATCTTGTCACAATGCAATGATAGCGATCGATGAGTCTACAACAATTAAGACTCCTACATCTAATAGAACTAAAAATATTTTAGCATTGAGAGAACATGCTAAATATAGAAGAATACTTACAGGTTCTCCTGTAACTAAATCACCATTAGATCTATTTAGCCAATGTGAGTTCCTTGATCCCTGGCTCCTGGGGCATACTTCATATTGGACATTCAAGTCTCGTTATGCAGTAACTAGAAAGATTCAGGTACAAGGTAGACAAGTAGAAATAGTTGTTGGTTATAGAAACCTGGGTGAGTTATCAGAAAAGATACAACCATTTTCTAAAAGAGTTTTAAAAGATGATTGTCTAGACTTACCTAAAAAGACTTTTATGAAACACGTTGTTGAAATGACTAAAGAACAAAAGAAAGTCTACAAACAAATGAAAGAAGAAGCTATTGCCTATCTTGATGGTAAAGTTTTATCTTCAGCTACAGTCATGACTCAGTTAATGAGACTACATCAAATTACTTGTGGCCACTTCACACCTGATGATGGAGAGATAAAAAATCTTCCATGCAATAGAATGACAGAGCTAATGGACATATTAGAAAATGTACATGGTAAGGCTGTTATCTGGTCCCACTATACTCATGATGTAAGAAGAATTATAGATGAGATTAAAAGAGTATATGGTGATGATTCTGTTGTTGATTATTTTGGTCAGACCACTCCAGAAGAAAGGTCAATTAATATAAAGAAATTTCAGGAGGATGACAAGTGTAGATTTTTTGTAGGAACTACTCACACGGGTGGTTATGGTATTACATTAACTGCTGCAAGTACAATGATTTATTTCTCAAACGGTTATGATTTAGAAAAAAGACAACAATCAGAAGCTAGAATAGATCGTATTGGTCAAACAAAACCTATGACTTATATTGATATTATTTCTGAAGATACTGTTGATGATAGAATTGTTAAAGCGCTTCGTAGCAAAATAAATATTGCTAATCAGATTATGGGTGAGGATTATAAAGATTGGATTTAGATTTTATCTAATAACATTAGAATAACACTAGCCATACCAGCAAGTAATACGCCAGCACATACTATCATTATTTTTTCTATTCTTTTGATTTGTTCTTCAATAGATTTAATTTTATCGTGAGTTTGTTTCTGCATGATTCTACACAGCTTTTCATGTGATTCTATTCGTGTAAGTGCTTCATCTTTTCTAGCCATTATATTGTAACCCCCGCTACAATAAAAACCCGATAGTGTGATACCATCAAACCGCCCAAATAATTCATTACGCTAA